TGTCAAACTGAATGAAACGCTTGAGGAGGGATCGAAGCTCCCGGAGCTATATGAGGCGGCTGCTCGGGGGATCCAATCTGTTCTGGCGACAGGATTCAATGAGGTCGTTGAGAATGGGCTTGAAGGCTTTGAGAATATGGCTTCAGGGATTCTCGACATCTTCACAAAGCTGGCCTCTGAGATCGCCGGAGCTTTGGTCGCGGATGCCTTGGGCCTTGATGATCTCCTTCAGACTCTCTCTGAGGGAGGAGAGATCTCCAGGGGGCAGCAGATCGCTGCCGGAGTCGGCCTTGGCGCTGTTGGCGGAGGCTTTGTCGCTGATATCACAGGAGGAGGATCCACAGGAGGGAAGATCGGGGGAGCCATCGGGGGAGGGATCGGAACAGCCATCGGAGGGCCAGTCGGAGGCTTTGTCGGATCTGCCATCGGGGGATTTGTGGGAGGCCTCTTCGGAGGGGGTCCGTCTGAGGAAGATATCGCTGCCTTTGAAGACAGCTTGGATAGAGTTCTTCTGGCTCTTCAGCCCCAAGGATTCCAGGCAGCAGCAGATCAAGTCGCATCAGCGACAGCAGATATCCTCCGGGATTTCGGGGAAGTCTTTGATTTCAATGTGGCAAAGGATTTTCAGAAGGCCACTGGAACCGAATTGGGAGATCTGACTGGCGCGAATGCTGTGAGAGAGATTGAGCAATTCCAGAGGACATTTTCGAGGACATCGGATGAGTTCAAGCAGCTCGGCAAGATCGCTGAGATCGCTCGGGAGCAGATCAAGGCTCTGAGGAAGGAGCAGGCGATAGCGAACCGAGATTTCGAGGCCAATTTAAGAGTCCGAGAATTCACCCTTGTGGGCCAGGATGAGGAGGCTCTATCTGCGAGGCTGACTAATCAGAAGGAGAGGGAGCTTGATGCGGCTCAGGAGCTTCTTGATGCGGGGACAATTACAGAGGATCAATTCCGCCGTCTAGCTAATGTTCTGGATCAGGAATTGGTCGAAGCTCTGATGAATGTCGAGGATACGACATCCGGGCTTCTAGTAACTCTCCGGGATTTCAAGGACAGTCTTCTTCTGGGAGATACTTCGACGCTCTCCCCTGTGCAGAAATTGGAAGAGGCTAGGAGGCAGTTTGAGGAGACTCGGGCTGCTGCCCTTGGGGGAGATGCGGAAGCTGCCGCAAGGCTCCCTGAAGTCTCCCAGACCCTCTTGAATCTATCCCAGCAAGTGAATGCCTCCGGGGCTGGATTCGTTCAAGACTTTGAGAGAGTTCAAAGCTCTGTGGATCTAGTCATCTCTTCGATTGAGGCAGAAGAGAAGATGGCTCAGCAAGTGCTGGAAGCAGCGCAAGCAACATCCATCGGGATTCAGGAATTGGTTGAAGTTCAAGTGGAGACTCAGGAGATCATCATCGATGCGAATCTTCAGCTCTTCCAGCTGATGAAGCGTGAGTTTGAGGGCAGGGAGGATAGGGAGGGCCGCACAGGGCTGCTTGTAACAGGGCCAGCGCAGCTCCTCTAATGGCCCTCCTCCAATTTCAATTCTTCGATTCATACTCTCGGATGCTTGTCAACTCAGGAGAGGTCTTCGATACAGGCCCTCCGGGATGTGCCAATCCTCTTCCTGGGCGTCCCTTCCAGCTCTGTGAGGATGGGCAAGGAGCCGGAGGAGGGGGAACAGGCGATATGATTTGTCCGGATCGCTTTCCCTCTCTCATCCCTCCGGAGGATATGAGATCGGATGGAGCCCAATGGCAGCAGACTATTGGAGTCAGCGCTCCCCTCTCATCGATCCATGAGATCATGCTGAGCAACACCCTCCCGGATAAAGCTCTGGATCAATTCATTTGCCAGATCGAAGAGATTGCAATCGGGAATGGATATCAGGGGACTCAGCATCCGATTGTCCCATTCGATCAAGGGGGGCCTCTTCTCGCGCAGCCAACTCTATCGATCAATTCGGCTTTCACCAATGTGGATCCGGCCATCGGATTCATGGAAGGAATTTCTCTTCGGCTCACAGCATCAGGAGGGAATATCGCCGATTGGAGATATATCATTTTGTATGTTGCGACTCAGCCGAATCCGACCCATGTGCATGATGCTCCTCTTGTCGGATTCTGGGATCAGGGGGAGCCTGTTACAATCACAGATGGACAGACTCATGCCTTCAAATTCGATCTGGCTGAGCTTGATAATGTTGGGGATATTTTGAAGGTCACAAGAATACAGGATCCGATCTGATGGCTCTTGTCCAGATGCAATTTTTTGATGGAGTTGTGGAGAAGTTTTTCGAGAATGCCAATACAATGTTTTGGGAGGATCGGGTCATCCTGCCGAATGGCAGATATCAAATGGCCTTGTCCAATGTCGCTCCTTCCTTGTCGTTTTCAGACTGGAATCAGATCCCGGAGATCGCTCGGGGGAATGGATATTTCAATGGAGCGACAGAGCATGTTGGGAATCGCTATGTGATCGGGCATGATCTGATCCAAGTCGGAGCTGTCTCCACAATGACAGGGGTCAAAGTCGAGCAGCAGGCAGCTGGGGGATCCATCGGGCCTTTTCGCTATCTGATCTTCTATGAATTCTCATCCAGACTCCTGATCTGCTTCTGGGATCATGGAAGCTCTGTCACTCTTTTGGATGGGGAGATTCACACCTTTTATTTCAATGGCTCCCCGAATGTCGGGACAATTTTCACGCTGAGGACACAGGAAGTCTGATGACGACTCCCCAGGATATCATATTTCAGCAAACAGATGTGGCTACTGTCTGCGGAGAGATCGTGGCTTGTGGCTCGGGGCCTGGATTCATTCTCGGGGATACAAATGCCTCCCGGCTGGCTTCGGATGGCGGGACACCCGGAGTAGCCCCCTTCACAGCCGGAACATCCTCCGGGCCTGGAGGCTCTGGAGAGATCTGTGTCATGTGGGAATATACTCCTCCTGTGGATGCTGATTGGCTGGCTTCCAATTATGCTGTTGGCCTTCGGATTGATGTCGCCAATGCAAATCTGGAATGGACCGAAACTTATGTCTGCCGGATCAATTCTGTTTGCGCGAGCCTTGAGATCCTGGGAACTCTCAAGCCGGGGACTCCGAATAATCTGGGGACAACAGGAGGCAGGGCATTCATTGTGAATTGCACAGCTGTTCCTGCCCCTGGAGTTGGGGACAAGATCTATATCCTCCTGATGTTCCGAAGCAAGACTGGAGTGCTGGAAGAAGTGGATGTGCTGCCGAATATGACCATCCAGGGAGGCATCACTCCAGGCGGGACATTCACAGAGCTTGGGACAGGCTCCTTCATTGTCGAAGGATTTCAGATGGAGTCTCAGCAAGAGCTGAGTTTGGAGGGAGCCTCTCCCGGCTTTGAGTTGGATATTGAGGTGCCTGATTGATGGGTGTCCGGGAAGTCATTTATCTGACTGTCTTGGAAGTTTTTGACATCGCAGCTCGCCAGGAAGTGAAGCTTTTCTTCTCCAATACAGGCTTGGCTTCGACCCCCTCCGATTTCCCTGATAATACATTCTTCGATCCCCGGATTATCAGGCCCATCCGAATCAGCCGGCATATGTTTTCTCCTGGGCGAACATTTGGGGCGAGCCAAGTCGGCCTGGGGGATCTTGTCTTAACCAATGCAGATGGGGGCCTGGATTTTCTTGATGATTTCGCTTTCGATGGAAGGCGGATCAGTCAGTATCGGGGGAGGAGAGGAACGGGAGGGAAATTCAAGAAAGTCCTTGTCGCCTCTATCGCAGGGAAGCCGATCCTGACTCGGGAGACATTTGTTCTCAAGGTCAGAGATCGGCAAACAGATGTGGATGTCGAAGTCCAGGCGAGTAAATACGGGGGAGGGAATGCTCTCCCTCTGGGGCTGGATGGGACTGCTCGGGATCTGAAGGGGAAGCCCAAGCCTTTTCTTGTCGGAAAGGTCACTAATATTGCTCCTCCTGTTGTCAACACATCGAAGCTGATCTATCAAGTCCATGATGGAGAGATCGCCTCCCTGGATGCTGTTTATGATCGGGGAGTGAATCTCTCCCGAAGCCTCCAGAGCTGGACACAGGAAACAACCCCTGTCGCCACAGATCTTTTCGATGCTGCTTATGCCTCCGGAACATGGATGGCGATGGGAGCTGCCGGAGTGCTGCTGACTTCGACAGATGGGGGAGCGAATTGGATCTCTCGGACAAGCCAATTCGGAGCCGATACAGTCCGGAGGGGGATCTTCTCTTCGATCTTAAATGTCTTCCTCATTGTGGGCGACAATAACAAGATCTCGGCTTCGGGGCCTACAGGAGTCACATGGGTCGCCCGAGTCTCACAATTCGCAGCCTTGACTCGGATCAATGATGTGGCTTTTGGGAATGGATTCTTCTGTGTTGTGGGAGATTCCAATCAGATCCAGACTTCCCCGGATGGCTCCATTTACTCTTCGGGTCTCGGCCTTCGCTCCTGGGGATGACATCACATCGATTGTCTTCTCTGAGGAGCTGACTCTCTTTGTCGCTGGAGGGCAGGGAGGGAAGATCCAGACTTCCCCAGATGGGATCACATGGACTCTTGTGGAGAGCGGGCTTGATTCGACAGTTACAGTGCGAGGGATGGCCTTCGGGAATGGATTATTTATTGGAGCCGGGGACAGCACAGGAGGAACCGAAATTGTGCTCTCGACTTCTCCGGATGGGATCGCTTGGACTTCTCGGAGGAGGGATGGATACTCCTTCACAGATCTCGCCTTCTCGGACTTCATCGGGAGATTCATCGGGACAGCCACTCATGCCGGCTATAGCCATGCTCTTCTTTCTTCCCGAGATGGACAGCGCTGGGATTATCATTCAGCTGGCTTCGATACATCTGCTGTGCAGGGGGTCGGAGCGAATGATGAGGGGGAGATCCTCTCTGTATCGCTCGGAGGGAAAGTCGGGAGCGCAGACCCGCCTCCAGCCCCTTATGGGAGCGAAGCAGATCTCTTGGCGGATGCCCTAGCCCCTCCTGCGGGGAGCTTCAATGTTTTCCTTGAGGGAGGCTTCTTCCGATTGGGATCCACTCCGGTCGGCCTTGTCACAGCAGATGCCACAGAGGGAGCCACAGCGGCAGATCGGACAGCGGCTCAGATCTACATCCGAGTCGGGGAAAAGATCGGGCTGGATGAGCAGGTCGATTATAATGATAAAGACATCCTCAAGCTGGATGCTGATCGTCCGGACATCATCGGAATCTGGACAGGGCTCGGGCCTATCTTTGCCTCTGTAATTTTCGATGCGATTGCCCAGAGCATCGGGGGATGGTGGGGGATCGGAGCGGAAGGGAAATTCCGGATTCAAGAAGTCTTCGATCCCCGGCTCCAGCCTGCCCTTTTGGAATTCACAGATGATGATATGACTGTGGATCTAAATCAGGTGCTTGTGGAGGATCCAGGGAGGGGCATTCCTAATTTCAAATCCATCCTTCGCTATGCTCGAAATTATGCTCCCTCTGATGATCTTGCTTTTGGAGTCAGCGAATCTCGGAGATCGGAGCTGGCTCAGCAATGGAGAACAGTCGAAGCGACAGATACAACAGTTTTGAATGTTCATCTTCTGGCTCGGGAGCAGATTTATGAGACCCTTCTGACAGAGGAGGCAGATGCCCAGGCCCAAGCCGATTCCTTTCAGCAGCTCCGGGGAGTGAAGAGGCGTCCCTATTCCTTCGCTGTGGATTATACTGAGGAGAATGAGTTGCTAGATCTTGGAGTATTCATCAAGATCACTCATCCCAGATTTGGACTCTCGGAGGGAAAAAATTTCATAGTCATTTCCGAGGACAAGGATCCCCGGAGTAATGAGATCAATCTGATCGCGTGGGGCTGAATCGATGTCAAATGTGATGATCGCTTTTCCGAATCTGGCCGATGATGCTGTCTTGAGTAATGGCAGCTTCTTCGCTCGGCTTCCTGCCTCCAATGTGCAGGATTTCCGAAGCGCTAAAGTGGCCAGAACAATCTCCACAACTCTGACAGATACGATCTTGGATGCTGATCTCGGGGAGTCCCGAGTCATCAAAGTTGTCTCCCTTCCCAATCATAATTTCTCCATAGCAGCGACAATCAGAGTCCGGGCAGGGAATGATCCGACCTTCGCTGTCACTCTATTTGATTCGGGCTTTGTAGAAGCTCTCCCAGAGATCTATCCCTATGGCGTTTTGGATTGGGGAGATGCAGGGATCTGGGATGGGAAGCTCGGGCAGCAGGAATATGATGATGGCTATCCGATCCCCTGGACTCTCCTCATTGCTCCTCCTGTCTCTGCTCGCTATTGGAGATTTGAGATCTCGGATGTGACTAATCCTGACGGCTTTATCGATCTAGGCCGACTTGTGATCTCTCCCGGATATTCTCCATCGATCAATATGAAGCAGGGGCTTCAGATCGGATGGGAGACATCTTCCACAACAACAGAGACAGATGGAGGAGCCTTCTTCCATAATGACCGAGTCCGGAGGCGATTTGTAAATTTCCAGCTGAGCCAGATTCCGGAGAATGAGGGCTTTGTCAGATTGTTTGAACTCCAGAGGGGGAGAGGGATGTCGAATCCTTTCCTCTTCATCTATAACCCCGAGGATACTTTTCATCTCCATCGCCGGGCTTTCCTCGCGACATTTCGCCGGCTCAATCCCCTTCAAGTCCCTCATGCTGATCGGACTGTCCAGGCCTTCCAAGCTGTCGAGGAGTTGTAAATGTCCATCTTTCTGAATGGCAATGAGTATCAAGCTTCTGACTTCATCGGGGCTCAAGGGCGGGGCTATCAGGATATCAATCCGGATACAGATCTCCCCTTCTTTCCTGACTCAATTTTCACCGATATGCTGGCGGAGATCGATTCCTCTCTGGCTGCCTATGATGTCAGCGCCTTCATCATCGGCACCCCTTCCGCCCAGAGCATTGTTTTCCGATTTGTGGCTGTGAGGCCTGTGACTTTTGCGGATGATTTCGCGGGATCGGAAGCCCAGACAAAGGTCACATCCACAGGCACTAGAGTCATGGATATTCAGAAGAATGGAATCATCATTGGCACTCTGACTTTCACAAATGCGGGAGGCGTGGATGGAGTCTTCGCGACATCTGGAGGAGCGACCATTATTGATGTCGGAGATGTTATTGATATCCTGGCTCCGCCAGCTGCGGATGCGACTCTCCGAGATGTCTGCATTACTCTGAAGGGCTGAGCATGAGTCTCGGACAATTCACGACCCGATCGCTCTCCGGAGTTCCTAATCTGGCCGGAGAATTCGCAGTCAATATCAAGACAGATCATCTCCGATATGTCTTGCCTGCGAATTTCAATCCCGAGGCCTGGGCCATGAGCTTTTGGTTCATTCCAGATTGGGACAACACTGATGGGCTTCGGCACTTCATTGCTTCGATCTATTTGAATGATGACAATCATGTCGATCTGGAGAAGGATGCTGCCGGGGATTTAGTTCTGACCTATTTTGCTACTCCATCTCAAGTTACTTCGATCTCCAGAACAGTCGTCTTCTCCTCCGGGACTCCTGTGTTTGTCGGGATCGCTGTTGACGGAACAGGCTTCATCCCTCCCTCCAACGCTCGGCGATATATCTATCTCGCAGCGGATCAGAATGGGGATGGCTCGCTTGAGTATGTTTTCGATGGCTTCTTTGGAAGCTCTGGAGAGCCTCTCATCAATCCCCTTATAGCCGGGACATACACCCTCCATGTGGGATCAGATGTGAATGGGGGATTCTCTCTGGATGGGGCTGTCTCCATCGCCATCACAAATGATCAAGACAACACTCCTATTTCTGACAGATTCAATGGAGGAGATGGGCTCGCTCTCCTGGGATCAGATAACTGGATAGTCCGATGGTGCGAGCGCTTAGTGATCGCCATCTCTGGGGAAGCCTCCGGCAATGTGAGAGCGGATACTCGGGAGGGAGGATTCGATCTCATGGATGCTGTGGATGATGGGACAGGGAAGCTTGTCTTCACTATCGGAGATGATGACTGGGTCGAGTTCGGAGACACAGATATTTTCGATGGCCTAGCTGCCGGAACATTCTTCTTTGATTTCGAGAATGGCCAGATCGGAGGAGTAGGGCATATCCTCGCCGGGAGATTCCGCCTCGCCGGCAATAACAATCGGCAATGGCTCGCTTCCTTCACTGGGCAAGGGGAGCTGGCTTTTCAGATCAACATTGATCCATCTCCCGGAGGAGAGAATGGAAATCTTGCTACCCTTCAGAGATGGGCTCTCGCTTTCCAGAGAATAGCTTGGATCGTCCGGTATGATGGATCTCAGCCTGACGATTTTGGGCCGACAGGAAAGATGCGAACTTGGATCTCTTACTTCTCTTCCAAGGGATCCCTCAATCCAGCTCCAACGGGAGAGTTCAATCCTGAGCAGATGTGGTCGCCCTTCCGAGAGCTTGCGGCATCCGTTCTTCAGAACAATGGGACGGGAGCCTTTCCAGCGACATTCAAATCTGCGATCAGCGCGACAAATTATCGATGGTCATCTTTCGATGATCAGCAGGGGACAAGTCCTTTGCGCGGGGATTTTTATGATCTCCGATTCAATCTCAACAGGGCTCTTGATCCTGCTGAGATAGAAGCGATGAATCCCAGCCAATTCATCCGGAGCCAATGGAGCCATCGCTGGGGCATGGTGCTGAATGCGGCTGGAGAAGTGCCAGAGGATCTTGGATCAGGGCTTGATGGGGAGCTGATGAGTGTCTCAGGAGATGGCCCGGATGAGGCTACTGATAGGGGCTTTGTTCAAGGCCAATTCCCCGAAGTAGTCACAGAAGGAGTCTTCGCTTTCGATGGAGTGGATGATCTGATCCTCACAACAGATCCGGGGGATGAAGGCGATATAGAATTGACTCGGCTCTCCCTCCCTGGAGATAGCAGTGCTGGCTTTGGTCATCGAGTCCAGACAGCTCATGATGCTGCCTTCGATGTTTTGATTGGGGATCTGGATCTTCGGATTGAGCTTCGGAGGGATAATTATCAGGATGGCCCGACTCAATTCAATCAGCAATTCCTAGTCCTGAAATTGGATGGAGGGCCAGGGGATCGAACATGGAGCTGGGCCTTCTCCAGCTTCGGGACTTTGACTGCTTCGATCTATGATGCCGCAGCCGGGAATGCTCAGACTTTCAATGCAGCTGTCCATCTTCCCCGGACTTTGAATGGCAAGCGCATTTGGGTCCGATTCACAGCCGATATCGATGATGGATCTGGGAATAGAGTCGGCACATTCCTTTACTCCGAGACATGGGATGGAGTCTCGGCAGATGATGGAGAGACATGGGTTGTTCATGAAGTCGTTACTCAGGCTGGAGCCCTTGCTGCTCTGGATGCCTCTCCCGGATCCGCAATAGAGCTTGGGGCTTCCTCAACTAACACAGCACCTCGGCTCCGGGCCGATGTCTTCCGGGCTCAAGTTCGGAATGGGATTGATGGCACGATCATTTGGGATCCGAATTTTGAAGCAGAGGCTCCCGGAACAACATCCTTCACAGAGGATGCGAATGGGCTGACTGTGGATGTTGTTCAAATCGATGTGGGAACAAACACCCATGCTCAGATCACAAATGGACTCCAGCGAGTGACATGGGGATGGTGGGGGCGGATCGGCCAGATCGCTGCCGGAGTGGAGACAATCTTCGGGAGATATGATGGAGCCGATAATCAATTCCGGATCGCTCGGAATGGAGCCGATGTCCGAGTGTATATCTCCAGCGGGGGAGCATCGGAGGCTGACTTCGCTGATTTTGTTCTGGGGATGCAGGCGGGAGAGAAATGGAAATTCATTGTGGTCTATGTCGGCTCAGGCCCCTATGCCTATCCTCAGCTAGATCCCCCGAGAGGGATCAGGATCTCTCTCTATGCCTATCTCTTCAATGAGTCAACAGGGCTGTGGGGATCGCGTCAGGAGCCTGCTGCCAGCTATACAGGGCTGATCCCTCAGCAGCTTGTTCCTTCGGCTCTGGGCTATGTCTGGGCGAATGGAGATTTTGCTGGGGAAGTGGATGAAACTCGCGTCTGGAATGATGCCGAGCTGAATCAGCTTGAAGCAGATCAAGAGACTGTCTATTCATGAGCCCGAATCTGAGCCATCGCTGGAATTTCAGGAAGTCGGAAGAAGTCTCTCCAGCTGAGGCTCCTAATGTTGTGATCCCTCCGCCTCCTCCGGGGCCTCCTCCCACAATCGTTTCAGGAGATCTGATTGATCTGGGAGGAGGAGAATTCGCGGGGGCCACAAATTTTTCTGAGTTCTCTGTGGCTGCGGGATTGCCGGCAGGGATTACAGCTTTTGGGCTCGGCTCCACTTCTCCCACAACAGAAGCAATCGCCAATGATTCGATTGAGGGAAATTACTTTTCGATGGATGGGCATTCCACGGCTGCCGAGGCCTTCGGTTATGGATATGATGCCTTCGATAATGTCTTTCTGCATGGCGAAATTCTCACCAGGATTTTTGTCGATTTCGATGATCTAGTTAATGGGCGTCGAAGCATTGGAGGAGCTGCCAGGATCTCAGGGCTGATAGGTCGTCCATCGGGCAGCCCGGACTTTGATTGCTTCACAAGCTCATTGCAGAAATTGTCTGGATCGAACTTCCGAAGCGGGGGCTTCTATGTGGATGGCGGCAGTGGATCTGTTCCGGTTGATGGCCTGATCCAAGAGACATTCCAGAATGGAGCTTGGATTTGGATCCGAGTTCGTAATACTGAGGCTATCGGAGGAGATCCTTCGGAGGATGATTGGGTCATCACAGCATGGTATGGGAGTCAAGTGGATCCTCTTGATATCAGTGGACAGCCGGGGCCAGATGGAACAGCAGTGGATCGCTTCCGGACAATCACTTTGACTGATGCGCTTGGATGGGCGACCGTCTTCCCCTGCGATGGGGCTCAGCAGAGGATCGCTTTCTTATCCTTCTCAACAGATCCGACAGTGACTCCTCCCCCTCTCCCTGCCACAGTGATCGGAGGCCCCTGATGACAGAGGTGATTGATGCCCTCAAGGGAGATCTGGATGCAGTAGTCATCGGGGCCTCTCAAGCTGCTGATCTGAGGCAGCCTGTCGGCTTCCTCCGCTCGGGGCTCGGGGAGGTTGAGAGAAGCTTGGGATCTCATCTCTCTCTTGATGGATCCTCCGGAACATTTGCGAGCATTGCCAGCACCTCTCTTCTCGACATCACTCTTCCTAATTCAGAAATTGAGATCTGGATCGATCTTGCCCCTCGCTTCTGGAGTGGAGGGACAGGCGGAGAGACATGGGTCGCGAGATGGGCAGAGGATACAGATCAAAGATCTTGGCGGCTTCATGTTGGAGGAGGCGGGGGAGGCGGAAGTATCTTCCATCAATGGAGCAATGCCGGAACTAATCAGACTCAGATCGCTGCTGCCCCTCAGCTCTTCACAATCGCCAATGGAGATATCCGGCAGAAATTTCGGGTTCAGATTGATAACAAGACGATAAATCAAGTTGAGAATAGAGTCTTCCGCAGATTCTCAGATCTGGATCCTTGGACATGCATGGTGAAGCATTTTCAAACAGGGCTCACTCCCCTCTTTAATGGCACAGCTGATTTGAGAATTGGGGATCATGGGCCTGGGCCTGTGGAGAATCCTTTCTTTGGACGGATCTACTCTCTCCGGATCTGGGATGGCCTCCGGGAGAGGGGAGGAGTCGAGATTGTGAATATCGATTTTACAGATCTCGCTCCAGGGATTACTTCTTTCGAGGAACAGGCTCAGGGCTTGACCGTAAATCTCAATGGAGCCGCAGAGATCAAGATAGGAGGGATGACAAAAGGGAATTTCCGCCAGCGGCTCACAGGGGTCAATGATCATCATTTTCTTCGGCTTGTGAAGGATGCAGATTTTGATTTCCTCCGGGGAAGAATCAATGTTTTGAAAACGACAGCGAGGGGAGTTCCGACATCCTCCGGGCTATCGCGAATGGATCCGACATGGGATGATGATCTCCAAGTGGAGATTCTAAAATCTCAATCTCGGGAAGAGTATGGATCAGCGATCAGAAATGCAGATGGGGATCCGGGGCTCATCCAGCTTGAATCACAGCGTTTTTCTGAAGCCTATTATGATGAGCTTCGCTCATTAGTTTTGGGTCGAGTGGATGCTGTGAAGGCGAGAATTATTCATGTCTAAAGGAGGCAAAAATGCATTATGATGTGAAGTTCGGTCAGGCTGTTGTGATGACTCTGACTGATGTGGATGCTGCTGCTGCTCTCGGGATGGCACTGGATGAGGCAGCAGAGCATGGCTTCCAGACTGAAGGCCTTCGCTCTCATGTTGTCGAGACTGATCGGGGAGATGGGGAGCTGAAGTCTTCTCCTCCAGTCGAGAAGGATGCGGAGCCTCCGGAGGAGGAGGATGAATATTATTCTCTCAACGCTGATGAAGCGAAGGCTCACATCCGAGAGAATTCAGATCCGGATATTCTTCGGGAGGATATCCAGAGGGAGAAGGATCATCCCCGATTCGATGGAGGCCGGATTGGAGTCATCGATGATGCAGAGGAGTATCTGGGCGAGCTGACATCGTAGGATGATGCTCGACAAGCTTTATCCGATCCCGATCTTGGGAGGATTGATGCTTCAGCTTGAGCCGGCCTTCTCGGATAATTGGGCTGCAATGGTCGGAGTGGGAGCTGTCGCTCTTGTGGCTGTTGTCGTGACTCTGGATAAGCTCGGGCTCTTGAAGAAATTCGGGAATGATCATGCATCAGCTCAGGCTCAAAAAGATCTGAAGGATTCCCTTGATGCCCTTGGAGGGAAAGTCGATCAGCTCAATGCCACAATGAATTCTCAAGTGATGATCTTGGGAGGGCTGACATCGGAGCTGAAGGAATCGGTCAGAGTTGTCGGCGAAGTGCATAAGTGGATTGAGATCCAAGAGGGTGTGAGACAGCGGATGGAAGGAGGAACGTAATGCCGAGTATGCCGAAGCAGCCGAAGAAGCAGCCGGGAGCAGGGGGAAGGAGAAAGGGATCAGGATCAGGAGGGGCGAGCCCTCCGACAATGCTCATGCAGGGCTATGAGAAGATGGGTACTTCTGGCAGGCGGAGGCTAATGTGGATCGGCCTGGGAATGATGATCGCAGCTGGAAGCGTTGGACTGTTCGCGGATGCGCTCAGCTTCTATCGCTTTATCGTGGTGCTTGTCTTCGCTGGAATCGGATCGGCCTTCATCTTTCCGCAATATGGGATCATGTTTCTGGAGAAAGTTCTGGGGCCAATAATCGGATCAGTCCGATTGCTCTCCCGTCCAGATCGCCGATCCAACAGCGAGGAAGAATGATGCCGGGGCCATTCGATTATGGAGTAGCATCCAATGCTCAGTTAGTCACTGTCCAGACTCCTCTTCAGCTTCTTCTCCAGAAGACAATTCGGGTCGCCAACATTTCGATTGTCCAGGGGACTCGGACAGTAGAGCAGCAGATCATCAATATCCGGAATGAGGCTTCTAAGACTCTGGATTCCCGACACATCCCGAGAGATGATGAGGGGAACTATGATCCTACTCTCCTCGCCGGAGCATTCGATTTCAAGCCCTATCAGAAGGGAGTGAATGCCTATGCTCTGGAGAGTGATTCCAAAGTGGAGAGGATGAAGAAGAAGGCTCGCTTCTATCATGCCCAAGGAATCATTCTGGCCTTTGCTGATGCCGAAGGAATCGATATCAGGCAAGGAGTGGATTGGGATGGAGATGGGGACTTCACCGACCAGTCCTTCGATGATCTCGGGCATGTAGAATTGCTGATCGCATTTCCGAAGCTGATCGTGACGGGGAATCTTCTGGATCAAGCGAATGAGGCTCTGCTCGCTCGGGGGCTGCCGGCTTATGGCTAAATTCTGGGACAACGTGAGCGGCTGGCAGAAGATCCTCCTGTTTGTTCTGATAGTTGCGACAGCAGTGATATTCCCCGAAGCTTACGCTACAGTCTTCGCTTCCATTATGGACGGAATCAGAGCGTTCGCAGATCTGATTACTGGAGGATCTCCATGAGATTTCTTCTCGCTCTTTTGATCGCTGCTCCTCTCGCTGCTCAGGATATTCCGATCCCTGTTCCTGATCGGATCCTCAGAGTTGAGGCTCCTCCGGCTCAAGTGGAAGTGATCGTTTCTGTGGAGCAGCTGGATAGCGCTCAGGCAGCGGCTCTTGCTGCTGCCTTTGCTCAAGCAGCGCAGCCGGGGATCGATCTGCTCTATCAAGCGATTGCCGAAGACAGAGAGCAGGAGCAACAGGGGGCAGGGACAACAGAGCGAGTCTTGAAGACAGCGGGGTGGTGGGCTCTCGGGATCATCGCTCTTGTGAAGCTCCATCAGATCGCGAATCGGGAGCCAGATGTGACCGTAATTAACGTGACTCATGAGGATGGCGATATCAACATTGAAGTGCCTCCCAGTGAGCCCCATGATCATCATCGGAAGGATCATGATGATGATGATTCGGAGAGCTGAATGAGGAGCCGGCCTTGGATCCTGCCTCTTGTGATCGGAGTCTTGATCCTTTCTACTTTGGTTGCTGCCGGGAGCTTGATCGGCTCTCTGAGGACAATCAGTATTCTCAGGGAAGAGGCTGATACTGCTGCGGCTGTCACATCAAGGGCCTTGGCAGCGGAGGCTGTGGCGTTAGCGGGAGAGGCAGAGGCCAGGATCGGCGAAGCGGATGCTAGGGAGACTCTGGCGGCTTCATTTGAAGCAGCCTCCCAGGAGAGAGCCGATGCCATTATCAGGGAGGCTGAAGCCCGAGCAACATTGATCACTCAAGAGGCTGAGGGAGAGGCTGCTTTCCGGAGGCTGACTGGATATCTCGAAAGCAGAGATGACCTTCTGGGAGTGCGACTCGCTGAAGAGATGGATGCAGAATTCCGAGTCCAAGGAATGCTGTCGGATCAGGCCTTGGATGTCAGCGCTTCCAGCCTTCTCATCGCTCAGACTCGGATCGGCACATTTGAGATCCAAGTCGATTCACTGAATTCGGCTCATGCTGTAACGCTGGCAAGTCATAACACAACGCTGGCGACTCATGCCTTGACCATTGCCGCTTTCCAGGCCGAAGGAAGGATCAGTGATCAGATCATTGAGGAGTATCGGAATGTGATCGCTCCGAGCTTCTTCCGGAAGATTCTGGACTTGCCCGAAGTGGCTCTGTTCGGAGCGGCTGTTGGCGTGATCGGATGCTGGGCTCTCTGCCCCGATAGCCCCGAATAGCCATCCGGGTCTAGTCCGATTCTCAGAGGGGGTCTCCTGGGGATTGGAGAGGGCTGAGGCTTGAGCCCTAATCAGGGGAGCTGGAGGATCCTCCTTCTCTCTTGGCACCCTCTTCAGGAGCCTCTTCAAGATCCTCATCCCCTGGCGGCTTGGCCCAATAGCCAGCAGGCCTTTCGCAAGCTCCGATCCCTCCCTCTTCACAGATGAGCGGATCGCTATCCTCCAGCGCATGCTCTGAGCAAACAGGGATGAGAGCCTGGGCTCGGAAGGCATCATGCCTCTCCCTTCCGTAGATCTCCCAGAAGGGCATCCAATGCTCTGAATCAGGATCCATCCCGCTCTCCCTCCCGGCATTGAAGCAGAGCCGCATGAGTTCTTGAAGAGTCATTTGGCTTTGGCCTCCGGGATTGGCATCAGTCTAGTCCGAGATGATATGAAGGCTCGGCATCCCAGAGATTGAGAATAGAGATGCTCTAGCTCATCAAGTTGATGACTCATGACATGGATTCGATCTGCCACTCCATCAAGTTCGGAGAGGGAGGGGAGAGGGGAGCTGCTCCCCAGGAGAGAGATAGCGATGAGAGCGAGAGCGATGCCGTTGGCAGTCGCCCAGAGGATGGTCTTTTTCATGGGGATTTCCTTTCGGCTGAAAGGGAAGAAGATCAAAGCCTGGAGGAAGGCAGCGAAGAGAAATCTGTCGAGAGAACCCCTGCTCCGTTAGGAGGCTGTCTCCCCCCAGGCTTCGATCTAAGAGAATTTAATTGAGAGATATCTGCTCTGCAAATCTCAAGGCGAGCTGATGGATCTGCTCCTGACGGATCGGGAGGAGGTCATTCCTCCGAGTGGAAACGCGATGGCTGGCGTGTTCAGTCAAAGCGTTATAACCCACCCAAAGGGAAGTCTCGCCCTCCCGATCCCAGGAGATCTTTTCAAGGATCTGCTCCCGAGCTGCCTTTCCGATCAGGCTCCTTCCTTCATCCTCAAGGAAGAGTTTCATCTCGGAGAGATTGATCTGCTGCTCTGTCCATTCCCGCCACACTCTAGCCATCTCCGCTCCCCGCTCAATGACATCCTTCATGCCGGGGAAGAGGGAGTCATTATCTCCGATCAATCCCTCCCGATGTCTCCAAGTGTATTTGAATTCGGGGCCTGGGCCTCTCATCCCATTTGTGCAGAGGAGTCGGCGAGCCGCCAGCTCCAGGGAGAGAGCTGCGGATCGATCAATCGAATTTTTTCCCAGGAGAGTGAGTTGAACAAAGTCGCCCTTGAGGACTTCGATCTTCTCATCAAAAGTCCATTCGACAGAGGCATAGCCGCCTCTATCTCCGAGCCGAGTTTCGACCCCTTCGCATCCATAAGGGAGAAGCTCCACAAGCTCCTGAAGAGTCCGGAAGATCTGGCCATGGGGGATCAGCACATATCTATCGCTGACTAGATCCAGGCTCTCCTTGGAATCTCCCCGGAAAACGCTCCGGACTTTCTCTTGCCGGATGGGCTTGCCATTGAAGATGACATCCACAGGCCGGAGGGCCACAGGGAAATCCAAGATCTCATATTGGGGCTTGTCGAGCAGGATCATTTTAATCCTCATCGCCAGAGTAAAATTTTCGGAGGATAATTTTAATCTCCTCTTTCCTTCTCTGTGGGAATCAGGCGGATTGATGGTACAAAAAAATCCCCCTCTCGGATGTATATATACTCCGAGAAGGGGAGGATTGAGGGGAGGGATATATCCCTTAGAACTCTCGGCCTCCCGCTTTGCGATAGCGTTCGCTCTGGGCTGCGTTGCTGTCGCCGATGTTGGATTTGCGAGGATCGACTTGGGGGAGATTTCCGATTCGCGTCATGGAGACAGCAGTTTCTTTTCCGTCCATAGAGAACCAGAATCCTTCCTCTTCGATGAACTCGAAATCGAATTCAGTTTCCTTGTCGAAGCCATTCGATGTGAAGCGAAGAGTCATCTCTCTATTCCCCGCTTGCATATGCCGAGCCCTTCCTTCCCGGATGATGACGGCTTCAGCCAACTCATCATTTGAGAATTGGACTTGGACTCTGGGGAGCATCACAGCTCCCATGCTCTCGGCCAATGCCAGGAGGGCCTTCCGAGTCGCTTCGGAAGTGATCCCGCGATGCGCTTCATCGATGGCTTCTCTGTGCTCTTCAAGTAGCTTGGCGGCTGTCTCAGTCATTGTGAATCTCCTATCTAAATCGATTGAATTGATCATACTAAAATATGCACAAAAGGAACCAGAACATCAACAACTTTTTTGCATAGAAAAATCCCCCTCCCCGAGAGGGGGAGAGGGATCGATCTGGAGGGGCCTCCTACGCTGTCCCCATCCTCTTCTTTGCCGCCTCTAAGGCCTCTCGGCACTTGGGCTTGATACAAGGGGCATGGCCTCCACAGTAGAGGCATCTCCATTCTTTTTTACTCAT